GCCCACCGGTCAAGCGGTTGCGATCGAGGCCGTGGACTTCATCTACCAGGCTGGCGTTGATTTTGGTGGAGATGCTAAAAGTTTGATGGCCGGAAATGGCTCAATCACTTGTCAACTCACAGACTTGAACCCTGGAACTGCCTTTGTTCGAGCCGACGATCAGAGTCTCATAGCATCAGGTGCTTTGAATGTCGATTTCGTGAATAACATTGCTAGCCAGGGAACTGACATGTATCCCGACCAATGGGGTCCGGCTTCACTTGCACACGCTTTCATGGTGGTAAATGACACGCTTTACTTTGTGGCTGGTCCGGATCTTTCAGCATCTGGTGCCGTTATTGATTACATCACCGTGAGAATTCGTTGCCAGGTAGCCAAGTTATCCCAGCAAAATTGGATGGCTATAGCGATCCAAAGCACTGCATCAGACAATTGAGGGGATTAAATGCCCCGATACTGTCCTCGATGCGGAGAATCCCTACACGATGGTGGGACGACCAAGGGCGAAACCCGAAAGACAGCACGGAGAGCCTACGAGAAATCCTCTGCACCTGGTAAAAAGAAGCGCGGACCCAGTGCTTACAACAAGAAGTATGCAGCCGCTTACAAGCGTTTGAAGAAGAAGCACCCACGGTCATCCTTCGCCGCCCTGGCTAAGAAGGCTCATAGGATGGTGAAAAAGAAATGACTCTCGAAGGCCCGCGCTTACTCGACAAGGTGTTTGATGGCTTCAGTGCTACAACGGGCACAGCCCCATCTCATTTTCCTGCAACCTTTCAAGGGGATAACTGGGTAGCATTAGACAACGCCCTTCAACCAACTTTCGTTAATCGTGGTTACTATGATCTCTCTGGCTATAATTTGGAAGACCTTACTTCATTTATTCAAGGAGTGAACATTCAAGAAGCCTGGGGACCGCGGGGAACTGCCGGTTGTTTTGTTATTGACTTGATCACAACTGAATATGTTAACTCTCCCGATTTAATCGCCGCTTATGTTTATCCTACGATCGGCGTGCCCTTTCCCACACGAGACTTGCCAGGGTTTCCTCTCAGCACTTTCGATATGTCTCAGGTCGTATATGGAAGTACCAGGGAATACGTCGCGGCAGGGACTAATACTAATGCAAACCAATACAGTCAAACAAAGTGGGGAACTTGTGGGGCTACTGCCGTCGAGAAACTGCATATCACTCGGGTAGTCTATGTTGAACCGACGCCGGCAAATCAATCCACGATTGAAATCCCTCCATGTGATTATGCCACCGCGATCCTAGTCGGCAAAGAAAAAGACTTACCTTACTTGATGCGTTTGAAGCGCTCATTCGAATTATCCACGGGGCCTTGAATGTGGGGAACTCGAACTAAGTGGTATAGAAGCCTGGCAGTTTTCTATATCTGGGAACAAAAGGCTTGGGCTGATGACCGAAAGTTTACAGTTGAGGACATCGACGAAACATTATGGGCAGTTGCAGGCCTGGCTCTGATATGGAAAGGTGACATCATACTTGCGGCAGTGCCAGGCATCAACATCGTTGAGGGGATTGTAGTCGCCGGTGGTGTGGCTTCTTTTGCCATTGGAGGAGTTGAAGGTGTTGAGGATTATATTGACTTCCTCACAGATTGGCCAGAGATACCAGAGCGAATCGCATGGACCGCGGACGTAATCTACGAAGAGAAAATCAAAGAGCCGTTGATCGATGCTGCAACCTGGTACGTGAATGCAGTCGATGAAGTGGTCGAGAATTTTAAGCTAGCGTGGTCGATAACTAAACCTCAATCACTCTGGTAAGGATTCTACCTTTCTGAAATGGATCACAGTCTCGAGCCCGATGAAGTCAGGATGCCGTTGTTGCATCGAATTGTCTTCTGCAGGTGACGGAACATGAATTACCCAATCATCGCCAGTCAAAGCATTGAGTTGTTCCTTGGCGGCTGTGACAACATACGCATATCGATATCGAAGACGGTTCATCTCCATCTCTTGGTGAATGTTATCATCGTAGAGTGTGTGATGCCGCTCAATAATCCCACACACCAGAGCAGAGACATTCTTACCGGCTTTTTTAGCATCTTGAAAAAACATATCTGTTTTACCCCCCCTTGGTACGGAGATGGTTTTGATAATGCGATCACTCATTCGCACAACCTCTTCAGAGTTTCAGAGAGGCATTCATTCCTCGCCTCTTGATTCATCAAATAATGTTCAACATAACAAGTCCAACAGATGGTCAAGTCTGACACGTCTTGTTTATTGTCACAGTCTGTATTGATGCACTTCATTCTTCAGCACCCCAGTAGGTATTCACCCATCCAATCAGATAGAGATAGCATTTAGGTCCGCAGCCTCGACCAGAGTCGAGGTTATCAGTGCCGCACTGGGCGCATCCTAGTGGTCGCTTCATAGTCTCATCTCGGTGTACTTCAGAAGCCGCTCAAGTGCATCTGCTATTCGGTCTAATGATGCAATTAGGTGAGGCCAAGGATCATCTTCCAGCCCATTACTCCAATTACTCGTCTCAATACTGCCCTTTATGCCTACTTGTTTGCGTCGCATGGTACGGCGAATAGGTATTAGGTAATAAATACTCCTTATTTTGAGCATGATATCCCCTATATCTTCATAGGCAAACCCCCATTACGCTACGCTTTCCGGGCCTCGTTTGCCTGCGCGAGGCAGGTTGGGCTCGGCTGAAAGCGAATTAGTCACCCCACTGCGTGGTGCGAAGATAGTTTACCAGATGCGGAGGGGGAATTCCATTTTGTTAAGTTTTATAGACCTAAAGTAACTGCATTGTAATATGGCAAAAGCAATGACAGGCAGTTTTTATCTGACTGAGACCCTACAAATACCAGCGGCAACGGCATCCGGTGCTCGGATTCAGGGTACGATTGACCTTGGTGCTTATGTGAATGTGCCCACCGGTCAAGCGGTTGCGATCGAGGCCGTGGACTTCATCTACCAGGCTGGCGTTGATTTTGGTGGAGATGCTAAAAGTTTGATGGCCGGAAATGGCTCAATCACTTGTCAACTCACAGACTTGAACCCTGG